CGTCCACGACGCCATGCCGCGCGCGGTGGCAGCCGTCTGCTCGGCTTCCTGCAGCGTGTTGCCGGACGCATTGATGAACCCACTGCCTGACGGATCTGGGAGCGTATACGTTGGCATGACCTAGCCCACCGTGACCGTGATTGGCGGTGGCTTGACGGGCGCACCTGGAGCGACAAATCCTGGCATGCCCTGCAACCCGCCCTGTGCCAGACCACTGATCGGCATCCCTGGCGAGCCTGGCGTTGGGTACAGGTTCATCCCACCCATGTTCGCGCCTCCCTGCGCCAGACCTCCGTAGGTCGTCCGCTGCTGCACCGGCGGTGCCGGCTGCGTCTGCTGCGTGGTCGTCGTGACCGGCGCCGTCAGACCACCATTCTGTGCGCTTTGCTGCGCGGCGTTGGTCGCCGCAACCGCGGGGTGCGGTGAGCCCGTCACCTGGTGGTACTTGTCCAGCATCTGCTGCAGCACGCCCACCGCGGTCTGGGTGGCGGGATCGGCCATGTTGCTCGACGGATCGGCCATCTGCACCATGCGCGCCGCCGAATCGAGCGTGCTCTGGCCGCCCATCATGTCCGCCGTCCAGCCCCCGATGCCACCCACGAGCTGCTCGCCGAGCCCGGCCGGCGCCGACATCAGGTTCTTGGCGCCGGTCGCCTGGCCCAGGATGTTCTGCAGCATCCCGCTGGCCGTCTGAGCTCGCTGCTGCAACAGGCCAGCGCCCGTCTGGGCGTTGCCGCGCGTGTTGCTCAGGATGTCGCCCGCGGCGGTCGTGACGTTCTGCTGCTGGGCCGTCTCCGCGTTGGTCTGGGCCGTGTCGGCCGTCATGCGCTGGTTGGCCGCGTCGATCAGCGTCTTGGCCTCATCGACGCTGATCTTCTTGTCCACCACCTGGCCAGTCAGATGCGCCGCCAACTGTTGCAGCGCGGCGCTCGCGGTCACCTGACCCTTGTTCTCGATCCAGATCAGTTGCGACGGATTCTGTGGATCGGGAACCTGGATATAGGGTGCAACCGTGTTCGGCGTGGGCGCGGTGACCGGCGCTTTCCCATAATTCGGGTTGGGCGTGCGGCTGACCTCGTTGCCCTGGTCGTCGTACCAGACCAGGTCTTTGAGGGTGGTGCTGTTGCCCACCGTCGCCGCGGCCTGCACGTTGTCTGGCAGTGTCAGCGTGCCCGTCTTCGGATCGAACACGTAGATCTTGCCGCCGCTCGAGACGGCCTGCTTGTTGACGTCGCCCTGGGCGACCTCCTGGGTGTTGATGACCTTGCCGGTGGCCTTGTCGAGCGTGTAGATCGCCGTCGGCGTGGCGACGATCTGCGTCCCATCGGGGGCACTCGACACCGCGTGCAGCTCGCTGTTGACCGGGTCCCACTGGCCGACCACGCCGCTGCCGCTATCGCCTGGCGTGCGGTACACCGGCGTCCACTTGCCAGGGTCCGAGGTTTTCGCGCCGGCCTGGGCGGAGACGCTGGCGCCGACCTTGTTGTTGGCCGGGTCCCACAGACCGATGACGCGCGGACTGTCGCTCTTGTCGTTCGGGTCGGTGATCGGCGTCCACGTCGACGGGTCAGTCTTGACGTTCGGATCGACCTTGAACGGCTGCGTCCCTGGCGGCGCCTTCGGGTCGCGCACGTAGACCGTGGGCGTGCTCGAGCCTGGCGGGATGACGTTCAGGTTCTCGTCCAGCCGCTCGAGCCCACTGGCTGGCGTGGACGTCGCCGGATGGCTCTGCTGGGCACCCTTGACGACCGTGATCGCCTGGCCGCCCTTGACGCTCGGATCGTCCGCTGCACCGACGATGATCGTGTCGTGCTGTGAGCCGTCCGGCGACTGCACGGTCAGGATGGTGTTGCCACTGTCCTTCTTGATCGTCGCCGGATCAGACGCCGTCGTCCGGTTCGTATTCGGAACGTCGACCTGCTCGCGCTCACGCCCGGTGACCGTCCAGCCTGGCACACCAGCGCCGACGAGCGCGTCAGCTTCGGTCTTGTAGTTAGCCATTGTCGACTCCTGCCAGGTAGTAGGGCTCCGGCACGGCCTTCGCCTTGCGACGCGCCAGAATCTGCTCGCGGCCCAACTGCTTCAGGAACGCGTCGTTCACGCGTTGCGAGTCAAAGTTGAGCTCACGCTTCAGCATCTCATTCCGCAGACCGACGTCTGCCCGCTGATACGCCGCGGTGCCACTGACTGCCTGCACCCCCTGGATGATCGCCGCGCCTCGGGCACGTTTGAGTTGATCCTGCTCCGCTTCCGACAACTCGATGCTGCCGCCAATCACGTTCAGCGCCTTCGGCTCGTTCGGGATGGCGATGCTGTTGTCGCGCAGAATCTTCAGCGTCGGCTCATCCCTGGAAATATCTGCCCGAATCGGCAGCGCAAACGCCGCGGCCCCGCTGATGCCCTGCGTCCGCGGCTCGCCCAGCGCGTTGGTCGCCTCCGGTACCAGTGAACTGACGCCCGGATAATTCGCCGCCAGCGCGTCGACCAGTCCCTGCCAGCCATCATGCGGGTTACGTGACGCGACACTCATCGCCCGCTGCACCTGACGACCCATCGCCGAGTACGGTCCATAACTGGCAACCAGTCCCTGGACAAACTGCGGCCCGTACCTGGTCGGATCGTGCAGCACGTTGACCGTGTCCGACAGACCCTGCAGAAACGTGTTGTCGAGGATGTATTGGCCGATGGCGGTCGACGCTTTGGTCATCTCGCCCTGGTCCAGCACCGTCTTATCGTGCCGATGCGCGTCGCTCATGATCGCCGCCATCGCCATCGGCACACCCGCCGGCCCGAAATTCTGAAACGGCACGTAATACGTGTTGCCGCTGGCTGGATCGCTCACCGCCATCGACCACTCGCGGTACCCCTGCGGATAGGTACTCGCCTCCGCGGGATCGTAGGCACCCGTCAACGACGACTTGCCACCCGTCAAGGCACCCATGCCCAGGGCGTAGAAGCCACCGAAGATCGCCGTGCCGATCGTCGCGCGAGCCAGGCGCTGCTCAGCTAGCAACGTCTGCTGACCAAGCTGCTCAGGTCTGAGGTTGCGCCGGTTCGCCAGTGCCTCGGCGACACCAGCCAGACCGATTGGCGACATGCCGAAGCCCTGAGCCGTGATATTGGCCGGGGTCTTCACGAATGGCAGGACCTGGCTGATCGCGCCGCGCGAGATGTCCGAACCCATCGCCTTGCCCATCGTCATCGGCATCGGCACGGTCCGCTTTTCCTGGTACAGCATCCGCAGCGTGGCGTTATTAGCTTCGGTGTACAGGTCGGGGTAGCTCTCGAGGTTGGCGATGATATCTGCGGCACGCCCAGCCAGTTGCCGCCCGCGGAACCCTTCCTGGTACGCGTAGCGCGTGGCCACACGATTGGCCTGCATCCCGAAGCCACCACCCCTGAACAGTTCGTCTTCAGCCTGCAGTGCGCGCAGCGGCATCTCCACGGCCGTGTCGACCGCGGCATTGCCCGACGCAAAGCCCGGCCGTGTCAGCTTGCCCGTCGCCAGCTCGACTGCGTCCTGGGGTGACACCCCGGTCTGCAGGATCTGGATGGCGCGCGGGAACGCCGACAGGAATCCACTGCCCCACGCGCCGGCCATCGGTCCGAGCTCTTCCACATACGCCTGACGCTCGCCGCCGGTGATACCGGCGCGCGCCGCATCGATGCCAATTGTCAGCGCGTGCGTCGGCACCTCGAGCGCGGCGTTCATCACGTTGCCCGTCATGTTGACCGCGTGCGTGGCCGTCGACGACAGCAGGCCAGCGATTCTCAGGATTTGCGACTTGCCCCACCAGCCTGGATCTTGCAGCCCCTTGATGAACTTGGCCGCGACCGCGGGATCGGGGTCGTTGATCGCCTGCACGTAACTCGCCAGGAGCTCGCGGCTCGGCGTCTCGCCACCCACCGCCTCGAGCAATGCCGACGCCTTCTTACTCTGCACGTCGCGCCGGCGTGTCTCGAGGTCGAACGCCCTGGTCGCCTCACGCTCGGCCGCCTTGGCGGCAAGATCCGCACTCTTGCGGTACTGCTCGATGTACAGACCCCCGCGGAACGCGTTGCGTTTCTCAGCGGCGATCTCGTTGGCCTTGCTATCCCAGAACGCCATGTTCTCCCACGTGTCTTTTCGCCTGGCGAAGTTCTTACGCTCGGCCGCGAGTTCAGCCTGCAAGGCACTCAGCAATTCTTGGGGTGGCTCGCGCACCGCCGCCTGACGTTTCGCCGCGGCAGCGTCGCGCGCAGCCTTCAGGGCGTTGAAGTCGTCAGCCTTCTCGTGCAACGTCATGGCGTTGTAGCGATCGAGCTGGTCGTACGCGGCCGCGATCTGATCGAGGATGTTTTTCGGCGCGCCGCTCGCGCGAGCACTGGCGACGACGGTCTTCTGCTCGGCGTCCAGCAATTTCGACTGCTCGAGCTGCTGCGTCGCCCGCTTGACCGCACTCTGTGCCTGGGCCTTCGCGCGCAGCGCGGCAATGCGCTCGTTGCTGGCATTGATCCCCTGCGCCATCGTCGCGTCAATGCGCTGCTTCAGGATGTTGAGCGACCGCCCAGCACTCGCCCTGCCACCCCTGGCGACCGCCAGCAGTCGGGCGTTATCGACCAGCGTGCTCAGGCTGTGCGCCACCTGTTCGGGGGTCAGCGCACCGACACCACCCCTGGCGGCAATGTCGGTCGCCAGTTTCTTGCTCTGCTCCTGCGCGTCGATCGCCGCGGCCTGCAGCGCCGCCAACTCTGGCGTACTGAACCCCTTGCCGACGGGAGTCTTCAACCAGTCTTGCTTGCTCATGCCGACCTTGGTGGCCAGGTCGGTCATCATCGAATCGTGCGAGATGCGGCCCTGCTGGTACGCGGCCATGAGCTCGGGGTTGTCTTCCGCGGCCTTCTGGATCTGCGCGCGGACCTCGGGCATCTCACCCTTCAGCATGGCGTCCAGATTCGGCATCAACGCTTTAGTGCGTTCTGACGGCGCGCCGACGTTCGCCGCTTCGACGTCGCTGATGCCGCGGCCGGTCACCTCGCCCCGCGTGCCAATGACCTGGCCCGGCCCCTCCTGCAACGGGTTGCCGTAGTCCTTGGTCCCGTTCCTGGTGACCATGTCCGCGGCGACCGCGCCCGGCGTGTCGTTGTGCTGCTCGGTCGCGTACGGACCGTGCGGCGCGTTCTCCTCACCACCCGCGAACGGAAGGTCTGCCGCACGCTGGCCGCGGCGTGCGAACTGGGCGTCATCCGGCGCATTCGCCTGCTGCTCGCCCGCGGCCTCGATGTGGCGTTGGTCTAGCGCCAGCGTGTTGCGTTCAGCGCGCAACTCGGTCGGCGTCGGCTCGCGCGTGCCGGTGCCGCGGATGCCCGACTGGCCGACGTCGAGGCGAACCTCGCCCGACCCGGTGTCCAGGCCGGCCTTCTCCCACCACAACGGCTCGTAGGCGCTCTGGCCGTGCTGCTGCGCGATCTCGACCAGGTTGTCGTTGGTGTAGCCGGCGCCCCACGGCGGCCGCTCTGGCTTCTGCGTAGGATTACGTAGCTGCTCGTCGATGGCGGCCAGACGGTCCTGGTTGGCCTGGTAACGCTGCTCGAGGGTGTCCTGATGGGCGAGGCGCTCGTCCATCGTCATCGGCGTCTCACCGGGACCAGCCGCATCCAGCAAGTGCGGGTTGGTGATGACCTCGCCGATGTTCCGCGGCGTGCCCGACTCGACACCACGTACGGTCTGGCGAGTCGGCTCCTCGCTGGGTGGCGGCCGCTCTTCGGTGGTGGCTCTGAGAATGTTGTCGCCGGGGCGTGGCCCCCTGTCTGCTGCTCGCGCGAGCTGGTCCTCGAGGGTGGGACGCGTCTCTGGCGCGCGGAAGCCGGCCTCACGGCCGACACCCGCGACGGCGCGTTCCAGGCTGGGTCCGACGCCGCCGCGGGTGATGAGATGGGTGCCGAGCAACCCCGCGGTTGCTCCGAGCCCGATGTTTCTCAGGCGCTCCTCGGGCGACGCGTCCTGGGGTGTCGCCAGGTTACCGGCGTACCCGCCGGCAACACCGCCCGCGAGGTTGATGCCGAACGGCACCTGCGCCTGGCCGCCCTGCCGCCCACTGACAGCGTTACGGACTTTGTCGAGCGACTCAGGGAAGATGACCGTCGCCTGGTGCTCGATGGGCGCACCCGCCGCATCGTTCATCGGGATACGCTGGCCGCCGTTGTAGGTGATGCCGTCGTACCCAGCTTGCTTCAGCACCTGCGCTGCTTGGGTCTTGGCTTCACTGAGCGACACATCAGGACTGACATACGCCCGAGTGAGCACCTGATACACCGCATCACCCGTCTGCCCGTTCGTGCTCGTGCGCTCGTCATTCGGGAACACCCGAATATCGAACCGACGCCGGTCCTCCGCATCAGAGATGGCGTCTGAAATTCGGCGTGCGTTCTCGACCGACACGGGGGCGTCGACGTTCAGCAGGTTCAGGTTCTGCGGCACGTCCACGGCGCGCACGTTGGGGCCGGCCTCTGGCGGCGTCACCTTGCTCTCGGTGTCGTCGATCAAGCCCTGGAGCTTGTCGACGTAGTTCTGAAAGTACGTGCGCTCAGCGGGCGTACTTGCCTTCTGTAACAACTCCTGCGCTGGCGCCATGCGACTCCGGTACATGTCCAGTTGCTGGTCGAGGGTCGTTGGCCGCGGCGCACGTTCCTGGGCGTAGCCCGGACTGACAACAGCGCCGCGCCGCAGGTCGGGATTGGTGGCTGGATCGAGCACCTTGCCCCAGGCGCTCTGAACGTCGCCCGGCTGCGGCACGACGTCCGCACCACGCACCTCACCGCCAGCCACCCTCGGGTCGCTAGTCAGGTAATAGCCCGGCCCGTACAGCCCGTTCGGATCGAAGCGGTCGCCCGTCGGCCTCTCGAACTCTGAGCCCGTGCCGTGATACATGCGCGTGCTTGGCTCAGCCTCTGGCGCGGCAAACCCGGCCGTCGGCTCACCTTCACCTCTGGCGCGGGCCGCCATCTCCGGCACACCAGCAAGCGCAGCATTGACGTTGGCCTGAGCCGGTTGCCTCGAGCGCAAGGCCGCACTGATCTCGGGTGCGCGATCGAGCAGCACCTGGCCGATGCGCCGCACGACCGCCATCACCGGTACCGACCCCACGTCGATCACACCACCCAGGCCAGCGCCGACCACCAGCGCCTGGCCCACCGACTCGGGCGTCGACTCCTTCTTCTCCGCCTCGAACATCGCGTTCTGCAGCCCGCCCACGATGGCGCCCTGCGAAAACTTCTGCGCGATGGTGCCCAGCACGCTGACCGCGCCGGGCGACAGACGTTCGGCCAACTGCGGCCCGACGATCCGGCTCACCGCGCCACTGAGGGCGCCCGTGCCCGCTTCCGCCAGACCACTGGTCGGTCCAAGCAACGCCAGCATCAAGGGATCGGTGAACTGCTGGGCGATGCCCGTGGTCAGACCCGCGATCAATCCGCCGGGCGTGATATCGCCCTCGTGCCCTGGCTCTGGCCGCGCGCCGGGCAGGTTGTTGAGCGGGTTGTTCTGCTCGAGCCAATCATTCTTGACCTGCATGACGTCGCGGTACAGGCTCATCGTGCCCGCGGGAATCAGCGACGGACCCTCCTGGGCATTCTCCGCGGCGGCCTGTAAGAGACGCTGCCCGACCGGCGAGCGCGCGAAGGCGAGCGCCTGGGCATTCTCATCCTGAAGCGCTCCGCCGAGCACTGGAGCGGCGGCGTCAACGACGCCTCGAGCCGTGGTGCCCAGGTCGCTCGCAGCGGCCCCCAGAACGGGCGCTACCGCATTGACGGCCGATGTGCCAGGCGTCTGACGGTTGGCGTCCTGTGCCGCGCCCAGCACGCCCTGCGCCGCTTGCTGCACGTCGCTGGCCACCTGGTTGACCTGGTCGCGTGCCGACACCTGGCCAGGCTGGAGCTGCACGGGTGCGGTGGCTTGAGCCAGCGCGCCCTGCGCGGCCGAGCCGAGGGCGGATGCCGCGCCACCAACCGCCTCGCCGACGGCGCCCGCGGCGCCGCCCAGCACATCTGCGGCCGACTGGATCGGCGTTGGCCCCTGGTCGGCGACGACGTTGCCGTTGGCGTCCTGCATCGCACCCTTGACGTACAGCGGCGCCTTCACGGGAGCTGGCCCACCGATGGTGATCGGGGCGTTGGATGTGCCACCGGTGCCGCCCAGTGACGTTGGCGCCGTGCTCGAGGCAGGCACCGCGGGGTTGTCGGCGAACAGGGCGCCCTGCGCGCGGCCCATCAGATTTTCCATCTGGGTCGGCGTCATCCACTCGGCGCCATGCACCAGGTCCAGACCCGAACGTCCCACGTGGAACGCGCCGGTCTGCGGGTTGTACCCGTCGGCAAAGAAGTAATGGCCGGGCGTGCTGATCGTCACCGGGTTGCCCGTCTGGGCTTCTTTGGAGATGGCGTCCCAGTCCGGCGCCACGATGTGCGTGTCGACGCCCATGTTCTTGAGCAACTGCTGCTCGCTGGTGATGCCCGCCATGCCGCCGCCACTGGTCCAGCCCACCTGCTTGGCCAGGTCGGTGGCCTCGCGCAGCGTGGGGTTTCTCCCAAAACGTTCCGCGAACCTGACGGCGGCCGCGGGGCCGCAGGCTGCGTACGCTTCGTCCGCGGTCAACTGCGGATCGTTGAACTGCGACTGGTTCATCGCGGTCGACGCCATGTCCAGCGCACCTCGAGCAGCGCCGCCCAGTGCCGATGCGGCGCCGCCCACGACGTTCTTCGCCGTCTGCAACCCTGCCTGGACGTCGGGACGGCTGCTGATCGACTGCAGGATGTCGCGGTACTCGCCTTCACCGGCCGTGAAGTACCCGCCCACCTTTAGGCCATGTACGAAGTCGTTCAGCGTGGGCGCGTTCAATGCGCCGGGGTAGTGGTTCTTGAGCAGGTTGACGTACGCGTTCACCGCGTCGAGCGGCGAGGCGTAGGTCGCGAACGTCTGGGCCATGTTCGTCCCGCCGCCCTCGCCCTCGTGCGTCATCATGCTGGTGCCTGGTTCACCGGGCAGCGCCTTGATGCCGAAGAGCTCGTTGCCACCAGCCTTGCCGTAGTTCGACTCACTGGCCGCCATCGCGGCGACCCACGACGGATCGATGCCGAGCTTCTGCGCGGCGTACTGGGCATACGGGCCAAACGTCTGGGCGAACGACCTCGCGGTCGTACTGTCGATAGCACCCATCGGACCGCCGCCCGTCGTGTCTGACGGTGGCGGACCACCCAGCGATGGCGTGGTCTGTGGTGGTGGCGGGGGTGGAGGCGTGGCCAGACTCTGGACGGCGTCTTGCGCGCCCTGGGTGATACTGGCCACGTGGTCCTGCAGTTGTTGCGACACCTGGTCGCGCGCCTGGCCGAGCTGCGTTACGGCGCCACTGGCAGCCTGACCGGCGTTGCCGAGCACCTGCAGCGCGGGTTGTGCAGCCGCCGCGGCTTGCTGGGCGTGCTGCTGGAGCTCCTGCAGGATCTGGTTCGGGTCAGGACCCTGCGGCACCGGCGGGGGCGTGGGGATCGCGTCGTTGATGCTCTGGACGGCGCCCTGGCCCAACTGGAGCAACCCCTGGGCGTGTGAGCGCAACTCGTCGCCGATGCTCGAGCGCAGGTCGTCGAGGAGAATGGTCGGCATTTACGCGGCCATCGTGGGCGGTAGGGGTTGCCCGTTCGGTCCGAGAATCACGGGTGGCGGCGCCACAGGACCCGGTGGTGGAGCAATCATGGCCGGTGGCGCGGGCATCACGGGCGGAGGCGGCGGCAGCGCGGCTGGCATCGCCGCTGGCATGGCCGGTGCGGCTGGTGGTGCGGCGTTGGTCATGACGGCCTTGCCGAACGCGTTGGGGTCGACCACGGTGGACGGCTCGCCCGGCTGAGGCATGCTCACGCCGATGCGCTTGGCGACGTCGAGGAACTGCTGCGGATCTCTGCGCGCCTCGCTCTGCAGCCACTGCCGATCGTTGGTCTGGTACTTCTGACGGTACAGGTCGTCCAACTTCTGGTTGCTGACCTGGGCCATATCGGGGTGGTTCTTGTTGTCGCCGAACACGCCCGTCGCAATCGCAGGCGCGTCCCGCTGCACCTCGTTGGTGATCTCCTGCTGCAGTTTCAGAAACTCAGACTGCTGGGGGGAGCCGGCCATCACTGACCCGCTTGCTGCGCGCCCTGCATCACCTGTGGGTACCCTGGTGGGTTAGCGCCCGCACCATTGGGCGCCGCGGCCAGCGCGCCAAGATCTGGCACGCCGCCCATGCCCGGACCACCACCCTCGAACACGCCGGGCTGGGGTTGCTGACCGGGCGGACCACCACCAGCCGGCAGTCCTGGTTGTGCGCTGACCTGACCACTGAGCGCGAGCTGCTCGGCGTCCTGCGCTTTCTGCAACAGGTCGCCGCGGCCCGCTTCCATGAAGACCTCGGCGTCCAGCCATTTCTGATAGGCGGGTGACGCACGGATGCGGTCGCGGGCGATGCTGCGGCGGATCTCGTCGGGGTTGTCGCCCAGGTAGGTGACGGCCTCATCCTTGCCGAACGTGCCCGCGGCCAGCCGCTCGTGGGCGTAGCGGGCCATGATCATCTCGTCGGTGGGGAGCTGGGCCTGAACCTCCCACTTGATCCGCATGGGGCGCTCGAGGTCCTTGGGACCGAAGCCGATGAACTCCGCGGCCGCCTTGCCAGAGCCCACGTCGATGCCGCCCGAAAAGACGTACACCTTCTCGTTGGCGCGTTCGCGGATCAGCGTCCACAACTTCTCGGTCTGCCCTTTCAGAAGGGACTCGATGCCGTGGCGGATAGGACCGACGCGCGTCCTCGAATAGCTCAGCACCTGGCTGATGGCGAAGCCAGCGCCTTCCATGCCGCTAAGGGTGGTCACCCTGGGAGACTCGAGGTCGCGGATGGCGCCGTCGATCAACGCCATGTGTTTTTCCAGGGTGCTGGCGTCGGGGTACTGGATCCTCTGAAGTTGGCGACCTGGCGGTAGATTCAGGATCTCGCCGGGGTGGACCGTGGGGTCGGTTTCCTTGGGCAGGCCGTCGTCGCCGATCACCGCGGCCGCCGGGGTGTCGCCGTACGTCACCAGGGGGGAAAGGAGGTCCCTGGCGACGTACTGCGCGTGCATGGCCCGCAGATACTGCCGGTACTGCACGAGCCACAGCTTGGTGCGGCCAATGCCCCAGCCGACTTTGCGGTTGCGCCAGTGGTTCATCGTCAATCCTGGGGCGTAGTCGTAGGGCACGCCGAACGAGTATTTGTGTTTGAACTGCTTGACGATGTAGCCGGTCTGGTCGCCGTTGAAGTTCTGTGAGCAGATGGCGTAGCTAACCCAGACGTCGTCCCAGTGCTCGAGGAACGTCACCGACGACAGCATGTTGCGGCTGGCCTCGATGATGTTCTGCGACTGGCCGAGCTCTTCGGGCACGATGTCGCCGATAGCATCCCGCGACAGCCGGTAGCGTCGGAACGCGCTACGCATCGGCATCTCAGAAACCTCGAGCACCTCGCACAGGTAGCCGTTGCTCCACTGGGGGTACACGCGGCGAGGGTCGACGTACTGCCAGACGAACGGTGGGCCGGCGCGCTTCTTGGCCTCTTCGGTCATCTTGTCGTAGGACGTGTACGCGTCGGTGGGATCACCCGACTTGGGTGAGGCAATGCCGTAGCGTTCGGACCACAGATCGGACGACCAGAGCAGTTTCGCCCAGCCGCCGCCATCGTTCAGGGTGGCGTCGGTGACCTGGGTCATCGTGTCGCTGCCGGGCTCCCTGGTCCCACACTCCCAGAGGGTTTCCTCGGTGAAGTGCTCCAATTTCGACGCGACCGTCTGGGCCGTGTCACCCTCACCGCCCACGATGGACAGCTTGGGGCGCTCAAGGGTGAGTATTGCCGTCTGTTGGAAGGCCTCTTCGGTAATATCCGGGTCGCGGGGATCAACGTGCACTAACATATAGTCTTTATCTGCTTCAGATAACGCTGGCCTACGCATTTCCCGTTGCTCTCTGACCAGGTCTAAGTCGTTATCTTGTTGCAGATAAAGATCGCCTAACTCTGTCTGCAAACTAGTTAGATAGCTCGAATCAGGTGGCTTTAGCTCCTTCTTAGAGCGGTCAATTGCCATCGCGTGATCCAGTACAATAGACAACAGCCGGTACCCCCGCGTCGCTTGAGACGACCGGGGGCGTGGCACCACGGAGGATGAGTCCATGGGGCGACCTAAGGGTACGCAAGGTATTGAGTGCACGTGCAAGACGTGCGGGGTCACGTTTCGCGAGTGGCCGTATCGCCTGGCTGCGAATGGCGGGCAGTACTGCGGCACCAAGTGCTGGTCGATCGACCACACCATCACCAGTTTCTGCCGCAATTGCGACAAGCGCATCAGCATCCCGAAGAGCGAGACGCGTAGCCCTCTCGGTCAGAAGTACTGCGATAACGAGTGCCGCAGCGAAGCTGCCCGGAAGCGTCTGCCCATGCGATTCTGGGCGAAGGTCCACAAGACAGAAACGTGCTGGCTGTTCATGGGCCTCCGCACGAAGTTCGGCTACGGCGAGTTCCACGTGACCGCGCGTCAGCCAGTGGGCGCGCATCGAGTCGCGTGGATCCTGACGCACGGCGGGCCAATCCCTCAGGGCATCTACGTGTGCCACACGTGCGACGTGCCGGCGTGTGTCAACCCGGCACACCTCTACCTCGGGACTCCCACGGACAATGCGCGCGACGTGGTGGTCCGTGGACGCCGTAAACCCAGGGTGGTGCCTGCCTAACGAGCGGTCGATGGCCACGACGTAGCCAAGTGTACGTCACACGCCGATCACAAATGTCACACGCCGGTCACACTGGTCAGCATCCCCGGCGGTTGCGCTCCTCCTCGGTGACGCGCTCGTGGCAGTCAACGCACAGCGCCTCGAGCTGCTCGGGTGACTCGTCACCGACCTGGCCAGGGAACATGTAGCTCTTGTGGTGGACCTGCAGACGGCGTTGCTTGCCGCAGCGGGCGCAGCGGAACCGGCCGCGTTCGATCACCTCGCGCCGACGACACTGCCACTGCGGCGTGCCAAGATAGACGTGGTAGTAGTCAGCCCGAGCCTGCTGCGGACTGCGGCGGAATTGGCGACTGCTGCCACCAGAAAACGTCCTGTCATCCCAGAGCCCGAGTTGGTCAGCATAGTCACGCGGCACGAGCAAGGCCCTCGTGGTGCAGGATGATCAAAGTTGCCTTGCCGGTTATCCAGTCGGTCGCGGCCCAGTCGGCCGGATTCGCCCGGCGACCTTCTACAGCCTCCACCCATCGGGCATCAAGGCGAACAAAGGCGGGAAGCACGCGTGGCGTGCGCCGCCAATACTTGAAACCCTCTTCTGCCCAGCCATATTTATTTCGCTCTGAACGCTGGCCACGTTCCCAACATCGCGTGTGTGGCATTGCTCTCGCAAACCTCCGTCAGTGGCAGGCGCAACGAGAGACTGACCGTCTCACCGTGTTTCGCATATGCCATTAACTAGGAGGGCTCAACAGCGCGGTAACCCTCGAGGAAACGCTTACGGGCAGTTTATCACCGCCGGCCGGCTGCGAACCGATAGCTCGAGCGTGGCCGTTCGGCCGTGGCCAACTGCGACCCCAGCCACGCCAGTGCCAGCGCGATCACCGTGTCGTCGTGCAATCCTGGCGGCGCCGAGTACCGCACCATGCCCGTCACGGTCACGCTGCTCTCAAAGGCCAGGAGCTCAGACGTCTGCACGGGGTCGTCGAGCAGGCTGATCTGGTTCTGCTCGATGGCCAGCGCCAATGACCGTACCGCGGCGTCCTTCGATGCGTTGGTGGCCGTCCAGGCATAGATCGGCAGTGCCGCGCGAGCAGAGCCCAGCAGTCTGGCATAGCCCGTCTGCAGCCGTTCGACCAGGGGGCCGCCCATGCTGTTGGCCTCGGCCACGATCTGCACGGGGTGGTAGAGCTCGGCCCACTTGTGCAACCGTTCGGCCTGGAACTCGAAGTCGATGTTGCTGAACCGATCCAGCGCGACCTGCTCACCCAGGGTGGCGTCGAGCACGCTGATGACGGTGAAGTCGTTGGACCGTGCCCAGTCCACGCCGAACACGTACGTGTGACCTCGCTGGGGTGGCATCTGCTTCAGACGGCTGACGCCCTGCACGCCGCGGAACACGCCGGCTCCCTCGAGCTGCACGAACTGCGCCAGGTACTCCTGGGCGTACGCGCGCTCAGGGAGCTCGTGGCGTGCGGCTTCGATCTCGTCGGGGTGGATGTAGGGGTTGACGCTGGTAGGCATCTGCCACGATCGCCAGGCCCCTTCGAGCGGGTCCTGGCCCAACTGGTAGAGCTGGTGAAAGTCGTTCAGGCCGCGGGGCGTACTGAGGAACCAGGCATCGCCGGCGTAGTCGGCCAGAGTTGGACGGATAGCCAGCTGCCAGATGTCGAGCAGGTTGGGCACCATGGCGGCCTCGTCGACCACCACGCGCTGGTACTTGCGACCGCGGGCCGGGTTGGGATCGTCGAGGGACCAGAGCTCGAGCACGCCGCCGGTGACGAGCTCGAGGCGGTGGTCCTGCTCGCTCTTGTTGCGCGTGACCGGTTCGATCAGGGTACGCAGCTCGCGCCAGAACTCGCCGAGCAGCTTGTAACTGGGGGCGAAGTAGCCAGCTGGGCGGCCTGACAGGGCGGTGAGGATCAACTGATGCTGGCCGAGGGTCGATTTACCCGAGCGGCGGCCGCAGGCCAGGACAGAGAATCGGGCGTTGGCCTGCATCACGTCGTGCTGCCACTCGAGAGGTCTAGGGAGTTTGATCGTGACTGTGGCCATTGGCGCGCAGCGCGTTCTTGAGCATCAACTCCTGGATCTTCTGGGGTGTAAGTGGAGTATCGGCGTACTCGACGCGGATGGTGGAATCGCCGGTGGACTGGATCTTCTCGGTGGGCTTGTAGCCGGTGCGATCGAGGATGTCTTTGATGGCGCTGAGTCGGACCGAATCAGAGTCAGCCTGGCCGATGAGTTGCTGCAGCTCGGTGATGGCTGGATCGACCAGAGCCGCAAGACGGGCACGCTGGCGCTCCTCTGCGCCCATGATGACCTGGGGTGATCGACCGCCGTGCCACTTGCAGACAGGAAACCCCTGAGCGACGAACGCGCGGCAACGATTTCCCGTCTGTTTGCTGGTCGCTACGCACGTACGCCGCTCCTCATGCGCTCCCCGGCTGGTCATGTGGTCGGAGTGGGCAGGGGACGGACGTCGTCTGGCTGGTAGGGTGCGACGACCCCGTCCGAGTCGAATTTGATCAAGAGCAAGCCGCGGGGCCAGAGGTCCTGGATGGTGCCAGAGCCGGCGGTGATGCCGCTGAGCGGGACGTAGACGCGATCGCCGATCTGGTAGAGCTGCATGGATTCAGGATGATGCATGGTCGGCCTTGTCAAGGGCAGAGATGGCGTCGGCAATAGCACGATAGTGCGAACCGAACTTGGCACCCGGCGTCATCAGCGCGCGCGCGGCTTGGATGACGGTGTCCTGTGAGGCGATGTGTTGCTCGAGCAGGTGATTGATGGATGCTTGCAGGGTGATGTAGGTTTTGGCGTTGGCGAGCTCGAGGCGAAGCTGCTCGAGCTCGTCGGTCTGGATCTCTGAGAAGGAGAAGTTGGTGGTCATCGGCGCCAGTACTCCCGCAGTTTTGCTGAGCGCAGGCTGCT